ACGTCCGTCGCGGTAAATCTTCTTCACCTTGTCAGCGACTTCACCGGCCTCACCAGCGAGTCCTAGAGCAGGGTACATGATCTGCATGTCTTCGGGATAAATAGCAAACTCTCGCGCTTGCATCTGATAGTTATTGATCGTCCAGTTGTCTCTCATCACTGCCTCTTTCCAAAAGATACCTTGACGATGTTCGTTTCAGGATCGTGTTTCACGTCTGGCTTGTTACCTGTCTCTTCGACCATAGCATCCTGCACGGCCTCAAACTGCAGACGAGCGAGGCCCGCTTGCATCACGCGCTCGAAGTCCGTCTCCATGAGTTCGACAAGCCCAGACAGGATAACTGAACCCGCAGGTAGATACTCCTCATCCTCTTCTTCTGTGGTAGTATCATATGCCGTCATCGTCACGTGATCCTCGTCTCCCTGCCGGAAGACAAGATACCACCTCTCAGGAAGCAGTGACGCCCGCTCCAAGTCCTGTTCAATCCCTGTCATTTTTCAACCACTCCTCTGGTATAGAGCCTTCGGCCCACTGAAATCCATGCCTATCTGCCCAAGCACCGTACGTGGTCTTGCTGCCCTTGTAAATCTTATTCTTCGCGTTGAGAAACACAATTCTAATGTCGTGATCAGGAAACTGTTCCTTGATAAGCTGCATCTTCACACGATCCCCCTTATCGAAGTACCCCTTCACCTCTACGAAGATATCCTGTTCAGGAAGGTAGAAGTCCGGAGTATACGTACGAGGCTTGGGTATGTATGTGAGCTTTGTATTTTCGTACTCGTAGGGAACCCCCTTCGTCTTGAGGGAGCGGGCTACCGACAATTCGATGTTCGATCTGAATCCTGCCTTGCGGGCGGATGACGCCTTCATAGACGCATTCCTATGGAGCCGAGCCTTTGTAGAACGTACCCCGCTACCTTTGGGGACAGTCTTGCGAGGCAATCCAACTCGTTTGTCAGGGGACTCAATGGAACGCATACATTCACTCCAGACTGTGACAGGACACTGATTTTACTGATTTGTTCTTCGAGTAGGCGTATATCCCGCTTTTCAGTCTCTGCTGTCAGGGCACCCATCTCGGAAAAGTCTTCACGCAAAGTAAGAGGAAGAGCGCGGTCACTCATGCGAATACGCTTGAGCTTACGCTCTCCCCCTACTTTCTTGTGAGATTCTATGATTACATGATGTAAGCCATCGTTCAGTTCGAACAACTCATTATCGTAATCTCGAACGAAGATGTAAGGCATTAGCTTACAGTTCCTTTTTCTTGAGGCGCGTATACCACACCTTCGGGGGATTCTTGGCCGCAGACGTTACCTTCGGATGAATCTGGGCATCCGGCCAACAGTGGTGTCGGTACCCACACAGATTGCACTCTTTTGCCAAGACCTTGTTTCCAGTACGGATCACTTCCCCCTGCCGCTTGTAGGTCTCGAACGTATCCGGGAACGGCTTCAAGGGTTTGACATCAGGGTCTGTCAAAAGTTTGACACGCCGCTTGGCCTCTTCGATGTATTCCTTCTTGTCTTCTTGACACCAGTCCGGAACCTCGACGACAGCCACCTCACCACTCGACTTGTTCACCACGATCCATCCGCCAAAGGGTAGTCCTGTGGCCTCTGCATACAGGAAGCCCTGCATGACGTAGCCAAAGGGATCATCCTTCTTGATGCCCTCATAGCCGTCGAAACCAGTGAACTTGGACTTGTAAGCGTAGTCGCTTGCCGACTTGATGTCCCATACTTTCTCCTGCCCCATCTCATCGCGCAGGATAACGTCTAGGGTTCCTCTGATAGGGATGCCATCCAAGTCAAGCTCGACTTGCTTCTGGTAGTCTACCACATCGACACCCGCCTCTTTCATGATCAGCATGATGATACTCTCTGTGATATCCCCAAACAGGAATCTGAAAAGAGTGTTGTAGGACATCGACTCTTCGACGCCCTGTTTGTCAAGTATCTGCTGACAGATCGGACGACCGAGACCAGACATACGAGGACGCCACTCTCGCTTCTCCCGTGCAAGCTGAGAAGCAGTGGCATTCTTACAGTCCTCTGCAAACTCTTCTAAAACTGACGGGGGAACATCAGTGTCCCCCCGCAGTGCCCTAGACATAAAGTCTTGGATATTAAGCAGCGTCAGCATCGCCGAACTCCGCCGCAAGATCAACGTCGTCATCCGAAGACATTGACTTGATGGCCTCTCGGTGATCCTTCATAACACTGTCGTTGTGACCCTTCACAGTGTCAGCAAACATACCAAACAGGTCTTTGTCGCTGTCGCTGATCTGCACTGTTTCACCCGGCTGTGCCACAGGAGTCCAGTAGGTTACACTGCCCTTCTTGTTCTTGGCAGTGGACAGCTTCATCTCACACTGAGCCATGAGCTTATTCTTCTTGGTCAGGCTGTCGATAAAGTCTGCGACAGGCTTGAAGCCGGAACGCTTGAAGTAGGCGACCATAGGCTCGTCGGTAACGGTAACAACCTCACCGTCCGCATCAGTGAACTCACCAGAGATGCGACCGTAGATTACCTGATTACAGACGACGGCCCGCGAATTGATGTACGCAGGATCGTCCTTCTCAAGTGCATTCTCTTCGTCGCGAGTAAGACGACCGCACTTGTTGCCACCTGAGCTATCGGGGAACGATCCGCCGAAGCTGGTCTTCTGCACTGATTTGGCAGCGAAGCCACCACGTCCCTCGTTAAGCTCTGCGTCCCACATGCTGTACTCAAACGTACGAAGCAGTGGGCGGACAGTCACGTTGGGGGCGTAGATAAAACGTCCCTCGAAGTACATCTTCCAGACGCCGCGAGTCAGGGAACGACCGTCCTCAGTCTCTGCGTCGTAGTTAATATTGAGGCGGGGAAGGCCAACCTTCTCCTTTTGGACAGTGCCCTGTCCAGTCATCTGCATCAGCGAATCTACGTCGTCATTACGGAACGCCGTAGCCATCGCACCAAAGTCTTCTACTTCCATAAGTTCATTCCCATCCATGATCCTAAAACTCCTTTTCGTCAGGTGGTAGATTGATCTTATCCAAATACCTGTTCCAAGTCAAGCCAATTTTTTCCAGCCTTGATTTCTATACCAACAGGCATGTCATAGGCGACACCGTACCGTCGCATCGTCTCGAAAGGCAACGACAGCATAGCGTCTTTCATAAGCTCGACACACGTATCGAACTCATCCGGGTGTGCATCCATCACGATAGAGTCATGCACTGTATTACAGATTACGCTCTTGATCCCCGCGTCACTGACTTTCTTCTGTAGGGAAACCAGTGCGGCGGGCAGGAGGTCAGCGGTGGCAAATCCCTGCACAGGGTAGTTACAGATCGACGTACGATGTGTAGCTGTGCCGTAGTTCGTCCACCGAGCGTCAGGGAATGCGTACTGACGACCAGAGGGTAGAGAGATCACTCTTTTCTCTACCGCCTCTCTCTGTAGCTCCTCGTGCCATTCGGTGACGCTTGCGTACTTATCCTTGAATGTACGATAATACTCCTGCTGTGCGGGGGTACCTGTCGTGCCGCCGTACAAAGGCTTGAACGTGTGTGCCTTCGCCTCTTGACGACTACAACCAATGATAGAGGCAGTGAAGCTGTGAACGTCTGTCCCCTCCTTCACGTCGATATATGCCTGTGAATCCTTGGCGAGGAAGCCCGCCACACGAAACTCTAGCTGCGAATAGTCTCCTTCAATGATCGAACCGCCCTCGAAACGGCTCTCGACAACCTTCCGTATTTCGAAGGTATTTCCACGTGGCATATTTTGAAAGTTAGGATTGCGACTCGAAAGGCGGCCCGTCGCCGTAACACACTGCATAAATTCCGGATGTATGAAGCCGTGATCATCGACATTGTTTTTGATCCCTTCAACGAACGTGTTAAGATACGTGCGTAATGCGTTGTATCGAATGTACTTCTCTGCGAACACACGCGCATCCCCTCTCAATTCAGTGAATTGTTCTTCGAGAGTTTCCCTGTCTGTTTTAAATCCTGCAGCAGCCACGTCACGCACGTTGCGCGGTACCATCTTAAAGCCAGCCACCACGCCAGTAGTGCGATAGATTACTCCGGTGCCACCACACGGCTTACAGACGCGCACTGCTTTGCCAACAGTGCCATCCTTCTTGAGGGGATGGTATCGGCCCTGTCCCTTACAGTCGGAGCACTGTTCACCCTCCGCCTTGTAGAAGATGCGGGTGTTATCCTTCACTGTTTTGCGAAACTGCTTGCCGGACATACGAGTGCGCTGCTTAGGCTTCATAGTAGCCCCGCGCTTCTCCATGCCCAGATTAAAGAGCTTGTGCCAATAAGTCTTGTCGTTGACGACACGAGAATAGAGAAGCATAGAGCGGTGATCTGGACTCGTCAGACTGATGGGCCAGTCGCCCACAGCCTCGCGGGCCATAGCATTCAGGTCACTCTCTAGCTCGTCTAGCTCTTTCTTGTACTGTTCTTCAATCTGATCCAACGTGTCGAGATTGACGCGGAGTCCGTTACGCTCTACGCGCGACAGGACATTTGTCATTTCAAGCGACAGCTTTAGAGTCGGAATTAGGCTCACTGATTATCTCCTCGAATGTAGTGCCAAAGGCTTTGAGTTGTTCGATGGCTATCTCTTCTGTAGCCTTCACGTCGGCTATTCCGTACTCTCGTACGATCTCCCATGGTATGTCGTAGAACGTCTTCCCACTCTCAAGATACGGCGTAACAAGGTCTTTCTCCTTTTGGGTAACACCATACTTCTCTGCAAGAGCAGCAAGTCCAAGAGGCCAACGCTGGGCTTTGGCAAGAATATATTCAGCAACCATCGTATCATATATCGCTCCATCGTATACAAATCCGCACTCACGTATCCATGTGAGATCGAACTTGATGTTGTGACCGACAACTAAGTCGGCGTGATCAAGAGCCTTCTGAAACAGGCCCGCCGCAGCGAGAGTCTTAGGCTCTGTAGAATGATAGTAACAGTCGTAGTCTACCGCACTGTTTAACCACTTGTAGCCGATGGACACAAGGTAGTTACCAAAGTACGGCAGAGGAGTGTGACCGCCACCGGGCTTTTCAGTGTGTGTAGTTTCTACGTCGAAAGTCAAGACATTCATGATGACAGGACTCCGAAGAACAGGATCACGGCACCGATCAAAAACAGTGCGGGGTCACCCTCGCCGATCATCTTGAGACCGGCAAACAAAGCTATGAAGAATGGCATCAGTAGTACACTCCTTTCTGAACGTCAATCTGTGTGTTGATAGGGCCGTGCCAGCCATTGAGTTTATTCTTTGAAATACAGAGAAAGCGCATCGTGTTCTCCACGTCACTGCCACCAGTCTTGGCGATGCCGATGATGATGTCAGCCTCACCAGCCTTGCCGGTCTTGGAGTTGTCCATCATAGAGTAGTCAATAAACTGACGGTCGTGGGCATCGTTCGACGCCTGACTGACAGCCCAGACCAGTGCGCCATTGCGCTTGGCAATCTCACGAGCCAAGACATAAGTCTCCTTGAGACGCTCGTCACCACGGTTGTACTCGCCCCCGATGCGGAACTTGTCAAGCTGATCCATGAAGATGATGTCAGGCTTGTTGAGCTTGGTAAACTCGTCAGCCTCTTCCATCGATGTGCCTACTGCAGACATGATCCGGAAGTAGGGTGCTATCTCTTCGTTGTACCGCTGGACAAGCTCGTGCTTACGATCCTCAAGTTCCTGACGTGTGATGGCAAAGAAGCTCTGGATCATACGCAGCTTGATCTTCTCAGCAGGTTCCTCGTTCGCCCAGTACACTACTTTGAACTTCTGACGTACGTACGAGGCGGCAAGGAAGCAGCAGAATGTGGTCTTGCCAACTTCCGGGCGGGCAAAGATGATACCAAGGTTCCCCCGATCCAGCCCATCGATTTTCTCGTGGATCAGTTCGAACTCAAAAGGGAAGTCCTTCTCCTGACCGTGCCGGTCGAGAAGCTCCAGCAGATCATCTGTCACCTCACTGTAAGTTGTCTTGTCGGCGATGCGTCCATCCTCAACCGAGTCGATCATCTTGCGAAGCTCACCAAACTCCTCACTCTCACCAGTGAAGATTTCGATAGCCTTCTCTCCGATCTGACGCGCACGATCCCGAAGCCAGAAGTTCCGCACCATGTCCATGTGCATCTCACTGTTTTCAGGGTTGCCAGCCTCTAGCTCTGCGATCAACTCCTGAGCCTTCTCTCGTGAGGAGTCAGGCATCGCGGGATTACGATCATTGAACAGGATCGACAGTTCGCCGGTAGTCAGGTCTGTGCCGTACTTGGTATGAGAGAAGGTGATGGTATCGAACACGTCCCGCATCTCGCGCGTAAACATATCGCGGGACACGGTGCCGGACACCTTGGAAAAAAATTCCGCACTGAGGCAGAAACCTAGAATATGTTTATCGATTGAGTTGGGATCGTAGGAAGTCATTTCGTTCGTCCTTGTTCATGTTTTTCAGATCGGTGTGTAAGACAGTGAGTTTGGCTGACACGCGCTGACTCAGCACTCGAACCATATCGATTGCCTTGTCAGTGGCGTCCTTGTCAAGAGCTACGAATACTTTTTTGTATCCTGACAAAACATCGACATGGTCAGCCTGTAGGCTCGTACCCAAAAGAGCTACACCAGTAACTTTATTACTTATAGCACAGGCACTCGCGCAATCTTCGACAACCATAGCTACGTCCGATGAGCCACAGACGAAAGGCAAACCACTGCTTCCGTATCGATACCACTTCGGCCCGACACCGTGAACCAGACGCCCCGCAGCATCGACAACCTTGCCCTTGTTCTTCACAAGGAACGCGACACGCCCTCGCTTGAAGTCCCATCGAATATCTGCCAGTGCTGACAAATACGCATCGTAGGCACCGACTTTACGCAGGTACAACTCTGCGTCTAGGCTGCGGCCCACAGACACGAAAGTGTCAGGCATCTCGAATTCGGAAAATTTATTAGTAATTGGACTCGACTGTTTCGGTCGGTCGAATACAGTCTTGGCAGACTGCTTTGACAAGGTGACACCTGTACGGCCAGACACGTTGCAGTCTGCGTGAAAGCAGTACCACAGGCGTTGCAGTCCGTCATCGGTCACACTGAATGTATTCTTCTTGGCACAGACTGGACAGTCATATCGTGCCGTGGTAAGGGCGGGGATGTCCAAAGACTCGACATGGCCCGCCAGCCAACTGGGTGACTTCATCTCATTTCTCCAATCTTGGTCAAAGACACGAGAGGACATTACCAGCACAGGAAACTCCAGTCAAACATAATTTTCTTGTTGACGCGGCTTGACAAACAGTGTACCCCATTAAGAAGAGTAACCCATAGGGATATCCCTACTATGAAAAAGATTACTAAAATCAATCCCATAGCTAGAGAATTACCTAAGTTAGGTAAGAGAGTAGTCCCTGATAAAAGGCGTGACAAATCTGAACGCCAAGCCAGTAAGGAGATCAGGGATGCCAAGACCGGCAAAGATTCGTGAAGCTACGAAAACGTATAACCTGTTAATGACACAGGCGCAGTACGATACGCTTCTCAAACATTCTCGTGAGCTACAGAAAGTCAGTAGAGAGCAGGTGTCCGTGGCTGATCTGATGCGAGAGGCTATCGACATTTACATCGAAGCACTAGAGGAGGACATAGATGAGGAAGATTAAACTTTTCAAAAATGGGAGGGGGAAGAGCCTTGTACCGTACGTCTCATCGAAGGGTGGCCGTCATGAAGTGGTCGCCCCAGTCTCATCTGTCCGTATCGGAGAGACAAACAGAAACGCTGTCAAATCAAAACACTGTGTTGACTACCCGAAGTGGTGCGCCATCTACGTCGGGAAAAGTCACACCGAGTGCAAGAAATGGCTTGACCGATGGGAAAAAACAGTGATAAAGCTGTGTATACCGTACGAGGTTTCATCGTAACCATCTCCGCCAGCCGCACTTGCTGGTCGTACGAAAATGTGTAGGATAGTAGCAGGGCTGGTCTTCGGACTGGCCCTGTTCTTTTTTGTTTGACACACTGTTTTATTACCTGTATCGCTAAGTAATCGAAACGCCAGCACAGGAGATTGGCACATGGAAATCACACTGACTGACAACGAACGCCGGGACTTTCTCCGCGCACACAACGAACTCCGCAACATCATTTCGACGGTACAGGAATGCAACGACCTGTGGGTGTCTGACTTGGCAAAGCTGGAACGTCTGCAGCACCTGTTGCATCACACGCTTAAGTTTTCTGCGCCGGTTGACAACGAGGGTAACAGGATGTGGTATCGCGACTTTGTCCTTGAGGAAGAGATGCCGAGCGATGACTAGATACATCGAGAGCCACGTCGAGGCGTGTCACTGTTGGGTGTGTGGCGGCTACGGTAAGGTCGAGGGTGAGGTGGCAGTGCCTGACCCCATCCGTGGCGGTGAACTGCAGGAGAAGCTGTACGAATGCACAGCCTGTTACGGTGAGGGGGAGCGGTATCGCGCCAAGCTAACGCAGACGACGGTGATCCGTGCCTTTCTTACACAGGCAAAGAACGCACTCGAAGACATCGAAATGAACTCGTCAGACCTTGACACGATCTACAGTAAGATCGATGCTCTTGTTGGTGACGTTGAAAACTACGAACGAAGGGTAGGGACACGCGATGAGACTACATGAATTCTTTGGACAGGGTGAAAACCTAGACCGAGAGGCTAGTGTTATTTTCACTAGGGGATGTTATCGTGTCCAGTGCTGGGACGGCACCACGTCCTTCTGCGCTGGTGAATACGAAACCGAAGAGGCGGCAGAGATGGCCGCAGAGAATTATGTGTTGGGAAGGAATCCACAATGGGTAAAGTAAGTGATTGGATGATCGAAATGGAAGAAGACGCCGCATATATGTGCCGCGCCGAGTGGATGGCGAAGCACGGCGAGACTGTCGCAGAGTTATACGATGAACTGCAACTCAAGTGGCAGTACGACTACGCGGAACCATCGGAGCCTGACGATGTGGGTTGATCCGGAGAACGATCCGAACCTCGTTAGTGTCGCTGACAAATTGGCGGCACTACGAAAGCTGATCGATGAGATGGACTGGAGCGGGGACACTGTTTCAGAAGCCACACGCAACGAAGCCAAGCGGCTGACAAATATGTTACACAATGGTGAATTATGGCTACCAAAATTCTGACACGACAAAACAGTGACACTGACAAACGCACGACACTATCGCGCGATTACGTCTGCGGTAGCTTTTGCGATGACTGCGGCGAACCGGCCATGACCGACGAGGGCGGGGCGTTGCGCTGTCCGTCGTGCTGGCTGGCCGATCAAACAAAAAAAGTAAACAATCGCATTGACCGGGGCGGATATTATCCGTAGGCTTGCCGCAACGATCAGGACATAACGAAAAGGACGCAACGACATGAAAAAACGTATACACATAAATCAGCACGTCATCCGGGCCAACGCCAAGAACGGCACAAACGACCCGGCGATCACTGTTAAAACGTACAAGCGGAACACATACGCGCACCGGGTTGAAATCGGTGGCGCGTCTACTGTTGTTTATTCACCTGATAAACCGTTAAACTGTGGTGCGCGGGTATGGATCGAAACCGACGCGACCGTCGCGGCGTTCAATGACGAAAAGGTGGTGATCACATGACAAAACAGGCAACGCTAGTTGATCACGAAATAATGATCCACAATATCACCAGCGTTTACCGTGACGCCGACCCGAATCAACGCGCCGATGGTTTGTTGTGGTATCACCTCGCACAGAAGGCGGCGCACGAT